ACTTGGGCCACCGCCGCCGCCACCTGAAGCAGACTGAGGGGTTTGGTTGTTGATCCCAAGGCTGGGGTCAAGCTCTGGGTGCATAGCAAAGTAAAGCTGACGATTGTTGTCGGCAAGCGCATTTCCTAGCGCCCGACTTGCGTCGCTGGTTGCGGCAAGCTCACTGCGAAGCCCGCCCAGTTTGATTCTATTGAAGCGCCCAAGCTCGCCAGAGACATTCTCAGAAACGGCAAGCAGCCGCAGTTGGCTGTCTTTGATTGCGTCGGTTTCAACACCATACTTATCTGCCGCATAAGCCGATTCCTTGTAGGAGTCTGCAAGGTTTTTGTTTGTGTATTCCAGCCGGTCGGTTTGGCTGCGAAGAAGATTAGTGTTGTTTGTGTTTTCTTCCAGCTCCCCATCGTTTTTAATAAGGGCATAGGTTACGCCGGCGATTGCAACTGCGAGCAAGCCCCAAGGGTTTAGCAATAATGCAGCGGTGTTCTTTTTTACCATTGCGGTATGAGCTGCCGTTGCTACTGTGGCAAGCTTTGTGACCCCGGTGTAAATAACCAACGCCGCAGCAGCCACGCCAAGAACGGTTGCCATTGCCGCAATCTCGTCAAGGTTGTCAACGATCAGGGAAATGAAGTCCGAGACATCTGTTATGAGTTGCGCCCAGTCCACCTCTTTGATTGCGTCTGCAATCTTTTTTCCAATGACGGGTAGTAGGTTTTGCAGTACCGGGATGAGGTCTTGAATGTAAGGAGTTAGTTCCTCGCCAATTTCGATTGCGACATCTATAATCGCCGACTCAAGAAGCTTGAGCTGGGAGTTGAAGGTGTCAAGTTGCTTATTGGCAACCTGCTCGGTGTAGCCCATTGAGGAGCGAAGCTCGGTCTCGTAGGTCTTGATTGCCTCGGATGTTCCAAGCAAAGCCTGAAGCGAGGCTAGGGATTTGTCAGAGAAGCCCAGTTGAAGTAGCGTAGCCTTCTGAGTCTCGTCGCTCATTCCAGATAGAGCGCCCTCTATGTCTCCGATAATGTCGCCAAGGTTATTCATGTCCCCGGTTGAGTCGAAGACAGCGATGCCCATTTCGGTAAATGCACCCTTGTTTGTTATTGCCTTTGTTGTTAGGTCACGAAGGACGATGCCAAGCTGGGTTCCTGCAAGCTCGCCTTTTATGCCCTGGTCGGCGAAGGCTGCCAGAACAGCGACACCTTCTTCGACATCCTTGCCGAGAGCCTTTAGTGCAGCACCGGCTTTTGTGGTTAGGGCTGTGGAGAATTGCTCAACGGAAGCGTTGGCGAGCGTGTTAGCCCTTACAAGGACATCCGAAATCTTCACCATGTTTTCCATGTTGGCGACGGCATCGTTCTTGATAGTCAAGCCAAGGGCTGATTGAGCGTCCGTCAATAGGTCGGTTGCTCGGGCCATGTCAAACATACCTGCCTGAGCGAAGGCTGCAACCGAAGGCAGTGCGGCAATGGATGATTTCGCATCGAGTCCAGCGGAGGCTAAGAAGAAGAATGATTCGGCAGCTTGTTCGGCTGAGAATGTTGTGGCCTTGGCGACGGCTCTGGCGGCATCCGCCATGTCGTCTTCCATCGCCTTCGTGAGGTCGCCCATGATGGCTTGAGACTTGACCAGCGCCCCGTCAAACTTAGCAAACTCACGGACGGAAGCAACGGCAATCGCCGCGCTTGCAGCAGCTACGGCAAGGAGCGCAACACCGGCAGCTTTGCCTAGGTCATCAAGAGCCTTAGTCGCTCCAGTCACGCCCTTTTTGTCGAACTCGGAAACAATCCGAATCTTAATTGCCATTAGCAGACTCCTATCAAGTTGCTCATTTGCTTAGTCAAGCTTTGCAAACAGCTTGATGCCAAATTGCTCGGCGACCTTTTTGACCTTTGCTTCAATCTCTGGCTTACGCCTAAGAACCCTTTTGAACAAGAACCGACCTGGCTTCCCAAACATCGAACCTAGTTTCTTGTTGAACGCCTTGCCCTGCCCATTGTAGATGTAGGAGTGATAACCAACCGAGCTAGAACCCCAACCCTTTGAAACCGCACGAGGTGGTCTTCGCTCAATACCTGCAAGCTCGGCATAATCAAACCCGAGCTGACGGCCCATGCCTTGGTTCTTACCCGTGCCTTCGATGGTGATGAGATCTCGTGGTCGGATGCTAACACGAGGTCTAACATCAACCCCTGCCCAAGCCGTCCGTCCGTTGTGGAACATTCCCGGCATTGTGCTTTTAAGTTGACTTGTGACCGAGGAGTTTATCTCGCTCTCAATGGGACTCAGTATTGGGCTAAGTTCGGTGGTTATGCTTTTTTTGAGCTGAGCGAAAAGTCCCTTTTCGTAGGTCTTGAGTTCTCTGAGATAGTCAGAGGAACCAGTCAAGTGTGATTTCGCCATTTTTGCTCCTTACCCCTCTATTCTACCCAACAAAGAAACCCTCCCCGAAGGAAGGGCCTCTCTATCTGTTAGGAAGGTTTTTAGCCACCATCCAGCGGTGCATTGTCCAGAGCATCCTTTCGGATTCCTGCATCAAAACACTCGGTGCAATACCTGTTTCACAAGCGATACCTGCGATGAACCAATGAGCAGAGGAGTCGCCCAACCCAATTATTTTGGGTCGGCACCAGCTCCAACCATGTCAACTGATTCAAGCCACTTCTCGAAAGTTAGTGCGGTTTCTTTAGTGCGCTTCTGCGAGTGCCAAGCTAGAAAAAGCGAGTAGCTCATCCTTGGCTCGTTGGCCATTGCAGAAATGCTGACCCCGAACTTATCCTCAAAAGCAACCATGTCGGCAGCGTTGCAAGTTGTCTCTTTGACAGCGCCGTCTTCGTGTGTGATTTGTAGATTTATTTTCAACTTATTCTCCTGTTGTTATGATACTGCTTTAGTGACAGTTCCACTCATCGGGAATGTTACGCTGAATGTTGATAAATCGCCCACTGAGCCGCTCACGGGAGACAGGGAATTTATCAAGAAGTTAGCTGTGTAGCTAGGCGTTGCCGCTGAAGCAACGGAGCCGTTGCCTGCAATGACAACAATCTCAACTAGGGTTCCGACTAGGTCTTCGGTTAGAACGGTGTTCAATGCACCTGCGCCAAAGTCAGTGTGGAAGTCTAGAGACAGTGAGCCAGACTTTAATCCTCCGATAACTTCAGTAAACCCTCCGCTCGCAAAATCCGTTACGTCAACTTCCGTTGAAGTTATTGTTAATTCGGCACGAGCTACGCTTGCACTAACGTCAGTGCCACCGATTTCTACATTGTTTCCTGTTACTACATACTTTGCCATTTATTTCTCCTTATGCGTAGACGGTGACAACAAATTCTGCTGCCAAGTATTCGCTTTCGTTTACAGTTATTGAACCAATGTTAGGCATTGACTCGACGATTAGGTCTTGGCAAGCACCGCTCAGTGTTCTATTAGATTCTATCGCACTCTTGCAAGATGAGTCTCCGGTCGGTTCTGAGTAAAGGTCTAGATACCTCTGAGCCTGCCTTTCAGCAGCTCGCCCGACAATCACTCGGACAGTAAACGAAAAGATGTTTAGTCCGCCCGAAAAGGCTTGGTGATACTGGATCGAGTTCAGGCTTACGATGGCAGCAGGAGGCGACACTTGGTCGGGGATTTCTTCAAATACCCTAAGCCCTGAGATTGTTCTGAGGTTAGTGGCGATGCCTGACCTAATTGCAGCGATGCTCACGCAAACCTGATTTTCCTGTAGGGGTTGATTAGTCTCTCAATGTCTGGGTCAAACCTGCTAACCCTAACAACTCCAATATCTCCAAAGCCCATTACTCCACCTGGAGAGTCGTTGCGCTTGAAAATTCTTGAAGCGAGCAGGACGGTTGCTTGCTTGATTGCTATTGGCGCTGAGGCAAATCCAAAAGTTCCTTCGACTCTGACAGTGACCTCTAGTCCGCTTCTAGGCCAGTAATAATCTCCGACAGCACGAAGGCTATCAAACGGGACAACCATTCCTCCTGCGATCCCGTTTAGTGGCTCTAGCTGGTAATCGCTTGAAGTCCAAGTCTCGTCATAAACTCCGTCTGCTGCCGTGCTTGTCTTGATTGAAACTAAATTTGTAAGGTCGTCAATTTGGCAAACGATGGAATCTTCCGGTGCATAAAAGCGGTGCGTCTCTGTAGGGAAGAACTGTCGCTCTGTCGATTGGTCTATGTCTCGACTAGCGCTTTCGATTGCAAGCTCCAGCAGATCGTCGTCTATGGTGTCGCTAACTGGGATCCTAAGAGAAGCCTTGACCTCGTTTAAAGTGCAGTATCCATTTGTGATTGCCAATGTAACCTCCAAGCTCTAGTCTAACTTAGTTGGTCTAGGTAGCGAAAAGCCCTCACCATTTCTGGCAAGGGCTTCTCTCAACGCGGGAACTATGAAGACAAACAACATAGCTTGCTAATCGTAACATAGCGAAACCCTGTTAGCAATCTACAAACTAACAGGGCCTCGGTCTAGTTCGTTGAGTTAGCTTGCGCCACCTACGAAGTGCTTGACCTCAGTGTTTGAAGTTAGGTCACCATCAAGACGCATAGTGAATCTCCAAGTGGTTAGGTCGTTCTGGAATGCAAAGTCAGTTGACGATGCGACCTCTAGGCCACCTGCCATACGAACCTTGTAGCTGTCTAGTGAACCTGCAATTACAGACTTCGCATCTATTGCGGTGTCCTCAATGTGTGGATTCTCAAATACAGCGTAACCAGCGAATGTGTCCTGACCGGCTGGGCCTACCTGTGAGATGTTGTACAAGTAGTTACCTGCGGTGTCCTTAAACTTACGCATTGCACCGATTGAAGCGGTGTTAGCCTGGAGCGCGAATGACGCCTTGCGCCTAGTTGCACCGTCTACTGAGTAGATAAGGTCAATTAGGTTGTCGGCAGTGAACGCGCCTGCTACACCAGTCGCACCAGTCACGCCAGCACCGGATGCTGTAACAATTCCGTTTGGCTGTGAAGAACCACTTCCAACGGTTAGTGCTTCGTTGACTGCGTAACCAATAGCGTTTCCAGCTTGGTTAGCAAGGTGCGCTCCCAAGTCGAATCCTGCGTCGGTTACTAGCTCAGAAGCGGCCTGGATTATTCCACCGTACTTGAAAGCATCTAGTGTGATGCTTGCGTATGTAGGTGCAACATCGTCAAGCGCAGCGCCTGCGCCCTTTAGGGTCATTGCCGAGTAAGCGGTCAAGGTTGGAATTGTCAACGATGATCCAGTTGCGGTCTGAATGATTTCAGAAGTCTCAAGCATTGGCCCAGCAGCGCGAGCAACATCAAATACCTGGTCGTAGAACGACTTTGGTACGGTGTTAGCCGATGGTACTAGAACAGCACGCTTTTCGAAAGTGTGTCCGCGTGACTCGCCAAGAGCCATTGCGCGGAAGATGTCAGTAGCAGAGCGTTCCTCAGATACGACTGGGATGAATCCCTTAGCTGCGGCAGATGCCTCAACCTTACGTTCCTCGTTGCGCTTTGCTACTGTGATGGTTTCGTCAGCCTTTGAGATGTCGGCTTCGATTGCGTTAATCTTTGATACTTCAGCAGCGTCAAGTCCGCGACCCTCAGCTTCGGCGAAGTCAATAACTTCTCGAACCTGTGTAATTAGGGTGTTGCGGAGTTCGTGCTGAGATTTGATGAACTCAGACATTTAGTCTCCTTGTTAGT